TGTTTTAATTGTAGTTGTTTTTAATTGTGGATTTGTATTTCTTATTACTGCCCATCTAGATTTTCTTTTACCTTCTTTATTTTTTTCTTGCAGCAATGCTCGTCTAAAAATTTCTATACAACAAGCTACTGATTTACCACTACCAACAGGCCCACGCATTCCTCTAAAGAAGTCATCTGACTTCATAAAGGTTTTAAGTGTATCGCCTTCTGGTTTGTATTTAAAGTTAATCGACATTTACACCAACATTAGCTTTCAACAGGTTATAAATAGTTTCTTCACCAAAAGCTTCGACAAGCTTATCGGCTTCATAATCTGTTATCATGTGTGTTGGGTAATTTTTTAAATGTACTTTCTTAACAATAGTTCTTAATCTTTTACGATCTTTTAAACTTAGATTATTGAGGAACGACATTTTAATTGCTCAACCCTTTCCAATACTATTTTTAGTATTTCTTCTTCTTTACCAAACTTTTCTTCAAATGCCTTCTTAGCCATGTGTATAGAGAAGTTACCTTGATGATGGTCATGACATAACGGAATTACATGGAAGTGACTCGTACGTCTTCCTATGCCAGTTCCAGGGGGTCTTATATGATGTAGGTTAGCTGGTCTTTCACAACAATAGCAGCCAAGCTCAGCTACCCACCTCATATGTTCTTTTTCTTTTTTAGTAGCCACCAGATTTCTTAGTGGACATTACTTTCTTGCCAGATTTTTTGGCTTCTTGTTTTGCAGCAGCTTTACCTTTTTTGGTATAGCTAAACTTCTTGGTTCCTACTTTGGGCATCGTATTCCTCCTTGTTGATTGATTCATAATTAGCTCTACATCCATCTGGAGTAGCAGCACTTGCTTTTTGCATAGCAAGAACTTCATTCTCGGCTGAGAACATTATTTCTTTCTTGAACGACTCTCCGTTCCAGATTGTAACTTTGTAATACATCTTAAGTTTTCTTAGCTGTCTTTGCTGCTTTTTTAAATTGTGATTTAGTTGGTGCACCTTTGCTACCAGCTTTTCTCATAGTTTCGCCAGAACCTTTTTTGATTCTTTCACGTTTAGCATGAATGTTTGCGTATAGACCTTGTCTTGCCATTTCTTTCTCCTTAAGCTGTTGATTTCTTATTTGATTTTTTATGTTTGTTTGCGAAATTTCTTGCTGCTTCTACAGATCCAAAGCCCCACCTTTTTAAAGCTAAAGCTTTTCTTGTAGGTTCTCCGTTTGGTTTTTTCATTGGGCCATCCATTCCTGCAAACCTCGCAGCAAAGGATACACGTCTTGCATTAACACCTTTACTTAAAGGTTCTTTAAGATTAGCACCTTCAGTTCTTTTGAAGTACTTTCTTCCTGCTTCAGTTAATCCACCTTTTTCTGATTTGTGTTCTTTGGAAAATCCCATGAGAAAGTGTTTAGCAATAAATACTATTTAAAAAAACGCACTTACTAGAAGTCCTAATAAAAATCCTATCCAGAGTCCTACAAGTCCTTCTCTATAGTAAAGCGATAATACCTGTAGTTGCCTAAAATATTTTTTCAATCTATCTGCCTTGTCCTTTATACCTAGTTTGTTTCTTTTGCCTTACAGAAGATTTGTTTTGGCTTTTGGTATGCACACCTTTCCTTTTCTTAGGTTTTTCCCTTGGGATGAAATGTGTAAATTTTTGCTTAGCCATAGTTTAACGAACCTTTGGAAGTTTAAAAATATTCTGTCCTTGCGACCGAATGCTTTTTTTAACTTCTGTTGTGTGTGTAACTCCACTAGTCATCTGACGATGTTTAGTTTTGCCCCCACCCCCTTGTTAGTGTCTGTGTACATATTCCCTGCTGTACCGACATATCTAACTTAGGTCGATATTGATCTTGATATCGCCCTGTATATTGTGAGATACCTTACTAGGTACTCTCATCCCTACTCTATCGAGTATATCTCTACTAGCTTCTAGTTGAACGTACTCACTCCTAGCTCCACTTGATAGCTCTATCATCTTCCTACTCGCACTTACTGCACCAAGTCCTAGACTTTGAGCAACTACTTGTTGCATATAAGTCTGTACCTTTGGTAAACGTAGTGTGCGAGAAGCACTTATTCTTCCAGCTTCTTTGCTTCCTTTAGCTGAATATCCTGCCTTTTCTGCTGCATCCTTGATAGAACATCCAGTAGCTACGATAGTATCCACTAATGCTTTCTGTTTCTCTGTAAGATCTGTCATTCGGTAGCTCCTAATACGTTTATATTATTCTGCCCCTTCTTAACTATAGATCAAGAATTGCAGTGTCAAGAATTATATTAATGGTTTAGTGTCAGATAGCTACTCACAATACTACATGTTGTGCGACAGCCAGGCTCTAGGGCTAAAGCCCCCATGCCTAAGGTCATGGCCCTTCGGGTAACGATCCTTGTCGCTTAATTAGAATGAATCCCTAAAGGGATGCTTATAATCCCATACGCAATTTTCTCTCTTGGTCTGACTCCTATGGTCGTCATCCCTATTCGCTAAAGACTCGCCTGACAGTTGGTAAACCAACTTCTAGGCATCCTCTTGCGCTATTGGAGAAAAGAGAAACCCTTGCGTTACTCGAAACATCTTCACCTTAACGGTGATGTTTCTGCGTTACTCAGTATTGCTATGGGCCCCTCACACACACGGGGTGTTAGGTGCTTGTATCATCGAGTTTGCCTAAATGTACATTGCAGATCTCTGTGTCGCAGGGGTAAACCCTGCACGTCTTTGACTGACACAGGATCGCAAGTAGCATTTAGTTTACCTCGTGATGACTGCACCCCTTACCCCGTAAGTGACAGCTAGTTGGGTAATTAATTAATATAACTAGAAAGGTAAATATGACTATAGACGATATGTTAGAATATTATGCTATCGCTAAAGATAGTAAGAATATCAAAAGAGTTGAGGAGTTGGCTAACTTGCGAGATGAAGCAGTAGCTGATGGCAATGATAGTAAGATTGCTGTTATTGATTGTGAATTAACTAACATGGAAGGAGTACAATAATGAGTGCAGAAACATACAGAGATGATCCAGACTCAAGACTAGCTAATATGGAATTAGTATTAGATGAGGCTGAGAAGACTATGGTTGATGGTATCAATGCTATGATAGATGGTACTATTACAGCTTATATAGATTGCAAAGATTGGTCTAAGATTGCAGAATGGAATTTTGACACAATCTATGGTGGTTTATATAGACATAATGATATGTGTCAGATGTCATTAGATAAAACCAAAGACAAAGTAAAACAAGCAACAAGAGATGATGTTGGTACAGAAATTACCAAAGGTAAATTATCATCGTTGTTGTTTATATTACAGGCTCAAACATTAAATGTTAGACGATCAAGTTTAATTGTTGATACATTAGAAGCTAAGTACAAGGAAATATTTGGTAAGAAATATATCCCAGTTCCTAATAGAAAATCAGCAGTTGATCCTAACAATGTTGAGAAAGCTGAGAAAGATATGATAAAATCTCAGTTATTAAAATTAGTTAAATAATAAACTTAAGCCCTGTATCTTATTCGTAGGATATGGGGCTTTTTTTATCGTATTTAGAATTATTCTAAACTACACACAGGCAAAACTAAATTGATGGTGCTGCCGAGTACCATCTCTGATTGCTGGGCTTACACACGGATGCCAATCATTGGTAATTTTTCGATCGTTAAATTATGGGTGTCGTGCAACGACAGTAAGCCCTGCTATCAGATACTCACAATGTGCGTTTTTGATAATCAATAATCATAATAACTTAATGGAGGTGCAAATGTTAAAACGATTACAAAACTGGTTAATGAATGTTGCTGCTAAATGGATTTGGATAGCAATCATGATGCCAATCAGAATAGTATTAGGTCTTTGCTATGCAATATCAAAGCATATGCCAGATACTGTCGAATTACCTTACGAACTAAAACGTAAAGAAACTAAACAAACTAAATCATGGATTTAATTATGAGATTAGCATTATTACTAATTGGATTTGTTATAGCATTTTTAGGAGTGCTTGTACTTGTTCATGCTGATTTTGTACTTGGATTTATAATGGCTGCATTTGGCATATTTACATTATGGGCAATGCTACCAACTTTTAAAGGAGGACAACGATGACA